GGGCGGTGCCCGGAATGCAGAGCAAGATGGGAGGAGCATTATGGATTCGATTAGTTTAACTATTTTGTTATGTGCAACTTAAACCAATCCGACGAGGTGCTCGAAATGGTAATTTTTGGTGATAAAACCAAACCAGTTTATGAAGTAGAGATGGATAGGCTCAACATACTAACCGGCAAATACGAAAAATGTTGGGATTATGTACACGCTAACACTGAGGCAGAGGCGCGTAGTAATGTCTCATGGATACACGGGCAAAGCATTGAAATACTAAATATACAGTTACACACATAACCCAAAGCTAAAGGGCGCGTAGCGTCCCATTGAGCGCCTTGTTAGGCGCGAGGATTGATGAGAATGCAAACAAAATATCTTCGGTGGATAAATGAAAACTACCCTACCGCTGATTCGTGTAAAAATAAATGCAATGAGGCTGTTACAGCTATGATTGCAAAGTTTCCTGAGCTGCGGGTTCAGGTGGGCATAGCTAATGGTGTAATGCACTGTTGGACGATAGATGAAGATCATAGGATTGTTGACCCAACAGCCAAGCAATTTGAATGCTTTATTGGTAAACGATACGAGCGACAATCAACTATCAGATACACAGTTATTGCGGACAGGTTTTTGCAAAAACATGAATATGAGCCAGCGACTGGCGCTATATTTTTGGACGCATAACCTAAGCTAACCGCGCGAGCGGTAGCGAAGTCCGGTTGAGCGCTTTGTTATGTGTGTTTTTATTTTTAATTGAGAAGAGGAAGATCTAAATGGATAATCAACACCGTCAAATTAAGGGTTATCGTGAACTTGGTCAAGAAGAGATTGATCTAATGAATGAGATTAAGGCTAAAGGAGCAGAGCTTGGGGGGCTAGTTGAAAAACTCCGGCAAGCAGAGGGTTTAGACCAGCGCTGGATTAGCATAGGCGCTACAGACTTTCAAACTGGTTTAATGGCTCTGACCCGTGCTGTTGCACAGCCAACCTTTTTCTAGGATCTATCCTCAAGCTTGACTTGAGTTCCCTTTTTATCCTATCCTTGCCCCATTGTTACTAACTTTGGGGCTTTTGTTTTGGCAACTCCTACATCTAGACGACCAACCGCGGAAGCTAGAGCCAAGATGCAGGCTGAGATTATGCGTATGCGCCAAGAGGGGCATTCATTCGCATACATGGCTCAGACCTTTGGCTATTCCGAAACCTATATGCGAAAGCTCTTTGACCAAGGGCTGAAAAAGATCATTGCACCGGAAGCAGACAAAGTTCGGGTGCAAGAAGCGGAGCGGCTTGATTACCTGCATGATAAGGCCATGCGCCTATTCGAAAAAGAATACCTCATGGTTAGCAGCGGTAAAGTAGTTTCCTACACCCGGGAGGTGGAAAACGAGGATGGCGAGCTTGATGTTGAAAAGGTTCTGCTAAAGGACGTAGCACCCAAACTGCAAGCAATGGATCGCATCCTTAAAATCATGGAACGCCGCGCTAAGTTGCTTGGTCTTGATATGCCTACCAAGATTGCTCCCACTGACCCAAGCGGGGAGAAAGCTTTTGAAATCATCCTGACCCCACAGGATGAAGCACTATGACCCTAAAGCTTGTAACCCCTCCTCAGAAGATTGATATAGCTACCGCTTTGAGGAATTTAGCTAGCCAGATAGAAACTGGAGAGTTTGGGGAGCCAACTAGCATGGTATGGGTTTTAGAAGTTGGCAATGAATTACATGTAGGCAGCACTGACCTGAGCACCTATGCAGAGCACCATGCCCATTTTATTCTAGCTAAAGCTCAGCGGAATCTAGAAGATGGAGAATGAAGAAAAGGCTTTTGAGCTTACAGATAAACAGAAAGAAGCCCTTGACCATTCTAGCAGCGAAGCAGTCCATGTAATGCTGTTTGGCGGTAGCCGCTCTGGTAAAACCTTCCTCCATGTACGTAACATTGTTATGAGGGGGCTTAAGGCTCCAGGTAGCCGCCACCTAATAGTCCGCTTTAGATTTAACCACATCAAGAGCTCTATCATTTTTGGGACCTTCCCGGATGTAATGAAGAAAGCCTACCCTGACATCCCTTGGAAGCTAAACAAATCTGATTGGTATGTAACCATTAACCCCGGAACCAAACACGAATTCGAAATATGGTTCGGCGGATTGGATGATAAAGAACGCACCGAAAAGATTCTGGGCAACGAATACGCCACCATATATCTTAACGAATGTAGCCAGATACCTGTAGGAAGCCGGAATATTGTGGTTACCCGATTGGCTCAGCTGGTGAAATGCTTAATCAAAGGCCGAAGCAATATCTATCTAAAACCTCGCATGTTTTACGATTGTAATCCGCCCAGCAAGGCGCACTGGACTTATCTTCTTTTTATTAAGAAGCTTGACCCAGAAACCAAACAGCCTGTTCCTGATCCTCATAACTATATCAGCTTTCAGATGAACCCGATGGATAACGCAGAAAACTTGGCTGCTGGGTATCTTGATACCCTAATGGGTATGAGCGCTCGAATGCAAAAGCGTTTCTTGAAGGGGGAATTTGCAGATGCAACCCCGAACGCTCTATTTCCAGACGAGACTGTCGACCGTTGGCGTTGCTTGGATGGCAAGCTACCAGATTTTGTACGGGTAGCGGTGGGGGTTGACCCTTCTGGCTCCGGGGATGAAGATAATGCAGATAATGATGAAATCGGTATTATAGTTGCTGCTTTGGGTACAGATGGTAATTGTTATGTGCTTGAAGATTGCACGGTGAAAGCTGGCCCTGCTACTTGGGGCAAGGTAGCAACAGGAGCCTTTGACCGTCACTCCGCAGATATAGTGGTTGGAGAAGTCAACTTCGGTGGAGCGATGGTTAAGCATACAATCCAGGTAGCCCGCCCAAGAACGCCATTCCTAAGTGTCACAGCGTCTAGAGGAAAGGTAGCAAGGGCAGAGCCCATATCTGCTTTGTATGAAGCTGGAAAAGTTCGGCATGTAGGCTATTTTAGCGAGCTTGAAGAGGAGATGAGTGCTTTCTCCACTGTTGGTTACTTAGGGGATGATAGCCCCAACCGGGCCGATGCTTTGATATGGGTGCTTAGTGCTTTGTTTCCTGCTATCCTAAATAGCAACTCAAAAAGATCCCAATCGGTTAAGCCGGTTCCGACTGTAAACCATTTTGGTAAGAGATAATGGCGAGAAAAACAAAAGAGCAAATACTAGCAGGAATACACTCGGATGCCATATCCGAGTTTGACCGCATTCAGGAGTCTATTAAGGATGAGCGGATGCAGTGTTTGCAGGATCGCCGTTTCTATTCTATTACCGGAGCACAGTGGGAAGGAGACCTAGGTGCTCAATTCGAAAACAAGCCTCGCTTTGAAGTCAACAAAATCCATCTTTCTGTTATTCGCATTATTAATGAGTATCGCAACAACCGCATCACTGTTAACTTCCTAAGCAAAGAGGGGGTAGAGGATGATGACCTAGCAGATACTTGCGATGGGCTATACCGCGCTGACGAGGAAGACTCCGGAGCTGAGGAAGCCTATGATAATGCTTTCGAAGAAGCAGTAGCAGGCGGCTTCGGAGCTTGGCGTCTCCGTACTGAGTATGAGGATGAAGAAGATCCTGAGGACGAGCGCCAGCGAATCTGTATTGAACCTATCTTTGACGCGGATAGCTCAGTTTTCTTCGACTTGAGCGCAAAGCGGCAAGATAAAGCGGATGCCCGAAAATGCTTTGTTCTGACTAGCATGGCTAAGCAGGATTACATTGACGAATACGATGATGATCCGGATTCTTGGGATAAGGAAATTCAGCAAACTGTATTTGATTGGTCTACCCCTGATGTAGTTTATATAGCTGAGTATTACAAGGTAGAAGAAGCCCGAGAAACTATTCATATTTGGGAAGGGCTAGACGGCTCTGAGGAGCGGATTACCGATGATGAACTTGATGACGACAAGCTGGAGCTGCTGCTGGCCACCGGCTCCAAAGAAGTCCGACAAAAGAAAATCCGAAGGAAGAAAATCCACAAGTATATAATGTCAGGTGGTGGAGTCCTAGAGGATTGCGGGTATATAGCTGGTTCCTGCATCCCGGTCGTGCCGGTGTATGGTAAACGCTGGTTTGTAGATAACATCGAGCGTTGCATGGGTCACGTGCGCCTAGCTAAAGATGCTCAGCGGCTTAAGAACATGCAGTTGAGCAAGCTTGGCGAGATTAGCGCCTTCAGCTCGGTTGAAAAGCCATTGCTAACCCCCGAACAAGTTGCTGGCCATGAAACAATGTGGTCAGAAGATAACATAACCAAT